CTTTCCGAAAACGCATTAGCGCCATCGAAACGCTGTCCACGTAATCGTCGTGTTCCCCCGCTGGGAAACTCGCCACTTCCTCAATCACTTCTTCAGCCCACCGCGTCTCCGGTGCCCATACGCGGCCTGAAGCAAACATGTCAGAAACAGCATTAAGACGGGATATTTTATCGTTGCCTTTGGTGGGGGTGAACTCTTGCACCGGGATGCCCATCGCCCGCATTTCATATATTAGCGGCGCACCCGTTGCCTTCTTCTCGATAATAACACCGTCGGGTTGCCATTCCTTATACTGCGCAATAGCCACCCGCTTCAACTCTGGGAACTCCATCCGATCGCGGAACGCATTCAAGAGAATAATGTGGGCCTGCATCTTACCCTTATCCGCCGCACTGACCTCGGGGTCGGTGCCATCGTCGGCACGGTAGAAAACCCCCCACGTTGTGCACGCAGAATAATCCGCCCGGTTGTGCTTCTCGAACGCGGTATCCCACGACATGAGCACGAACTCACACTCCGGTGGGTCGTCTTTCTCCCATACCTGCCACCACTCGCGCTTAACGATGGCGCTGACCTCACTCGTCGGGTCCTGCATGTACTGCGCCATCCACTTCGAGTACGGCAGTTCTTTGCGCAAAACCTCTAGTTCCGTTAGCGGCCAAAACTCCGGCCAAACGGGGTTGCCGCTCGGCATGATGGCGGGGAACTCAATGACGTCCCACTCCTCACCGTCACGCTGCGCCGCCGCCTTGAGTACTTGTGCTGTCAGATCTCTTTTCGACCAGCGCGTCATGACAATCACAATGGCCCCGCCGGGCTGTAGCCGCTGGCGTGGACCGGAGGTGTACCACTCGTAAACCCCATCGTAAATCTCAGGGTTAGACTCCGCCGCGCGCGCTTCCTGCTCGGAGTGAGGGTCGTCGATAATCAATAGGTCGGCACCCTTCCCCGTTACCGTACCCCCAACGCCAATGGCGAAGTAGTCGCCACCCTTACTGGTGTTCCAACGACCTGCTGCCTTGCTGTCCGACTGCAATGTCGTGTTGGGGAATACTGTTCGGTACGGGGCTTCATCCACGAGGTTTCGAACCTTACGCCCGAACCCTACCGCTAACTCCGCCGTGTTCGACGTTTGGATAATTTTCTTGCCCGGGAACTTACCTAAGAACCACGCGGGCAGCAGGTAGGAGGCGAACTCACTTTTGGTGTGCCGAGGCGGCATGTTGATGATCAGCCGTTTGCACTCCCCGCTTGCCAATCGCTCAAACGCTTTCGCCATAATCTTGTGGTGACGACCGGATATAAACCCGGGCCACATGCGCTTAACAAACTCTAGGAAATCCTCCCTGCACACTTCCCTGCTTTGAAGCTCCTCGTAGCGGCTTATATCCGCCAGTATCTCCCGCTGCTCCTCTTCAGGGAGTGTTGGGAATATGGTGGCTAAAGCCGTAAGCGCCTCTTGGACTTCACTCATAGAGAAGGCCCGTTCTCCTCCTCCGGCTCGTCATTGTCGTCCGGATCGTAGTCCGGCTCGTTCTCCTCCTCGTCCTCTTCGTCTTCAACGTCTTCAAAGTCGGCATCGACCGGGGGTTCTTCAGGGGCGTAATTCCTCGATAGGATGTTTTGGATTTTTGTTTTAAGCGATTCCCCCAAATCTTCGGAACTCGTGTGCACTACCGTCACCTCACTCTTATCTAAGAATAATCCCACGTCAGATGTTTTGCCTAAAAGCTCTAATGCTCGTAGCTCAGTCCCGTGATTTCCCGACGCAGAAAGGAAAATTAATTTATTCGTGATGTATGTGCGCAGTTGATGTGCGTCTCTCACTACTTGCTTATCAAAATCGTTCAATATTGCCGCAAGTTTCATCACCGTTGCCGTCGAATACATGTTGGAGGGCGTTAGTGGACTCGCTCGCGGAGTCCCCGTAGCAGTGGGCATCGCCGGAGTCCCCGACTTTGTCGGAGGAGCTGTATTTATAGTGGGAGCTGGCATTTTTCCTCCGCTGTTAAAAGTGAGGGCAGTCGTTTGGAAAACCGCAGGTTTTTTACCCGCATTTCTGAGGCCCTGTAGATTTCTATGGGCTCCACGTATCCCCGCTCAACCCTACGCGCCGCATCTTCTACCAATTCCACGTCTAAATCCATGCCTAATTCCATTAATTTAAAGAATGTCCGCACGAGGACTTCAATTTCAAGATGCTTGGACCCTACTAAATACCGCGTATCAGGGATTATTTTCCTATTTAAATCTATTGGAACTAAAACCATAAAATATACCCCCCGGGGGTCTAAATTTAGAAAAGTATAGGGGGGGTGTTGGGGAAAAGCCAAAAAAGTTAGCGTCGCGTGTGCGGAATAGCAACCAGTATGTTGGCGGGACTCCTAACGCCATTTAGGGGGGTGGGGGGATCGCTACGTACTGCTTGCTATTCACAGTAGAATGCGTATAATAGTACTCAGTCAAGGCAATCGCCCTGACTGCCCACAAGGGCTGTTGTTTAACAATTGGGAGAATAAGGCAATGTCATCATTACTGGAAAAACGTATAGACGCGGTCGAAGCCGCCAAGGCCGACCTGCAAGCCGCGCGCAGACATGCGGTATATCCGTCCCATCGCACAGCCTACATGGAGTACTGCGAAACAACCTTGGCGCGCTGCGAAGCGCGCTTGGCCCGAACGAGATCTCGCGTGTACTGGGCCGCGCGGGTTTTCAAAGAGCTCTACGAGAACAAGATTCTCGTAGAGGAATACGAGACTCCAGAACACGCGCTGTTGCGCTTCCTTCTGGATGACCGCGAGTAACAACAATCGGGGCGAGCATGGGCTCGCCCCACCAACCTGAGGATAAGACGATGAAACTGAGCAAGAATGAATTGGCGATGATTGAAAACATGCGTCAAGCCGGATGCACGGTCGTGGTGTTCCTACCGGAGGAACTCGGGGTCGCTACACCCGAGGATGTGGAAGAATACATGACCCAACGGGGGTGGGACGTCATATTTAACCTTAACCAGATGACTGACGCCGAGTACTACGCCGAGTAACAACAATCGGGGCGAGCATGGGCTCGCCCCACTAAATCGAGGATTAAGACAATGTACAACAGAGACACAATCGTGGCCAGTATTGCTTCTAAAAATCCGGGCGCGGGCCCGGTAGAATTGGCGGGGTTGTTTTGGGACGAGGTGTTCGCGTGGTGGGAGGCGGCGACGGAGGACTCCTACAGTGCGCGGAGCATGGATGACGAAGAGTGGGAGGCGGCTCAGCCCCTCCGGGACTGGGAGAAATTCATGGCCGAAGAGCTGGGGGAGGCGCGCTACGCACTCCAACTAGCCGAGGATGCGGCGGCGGAGGCGGCGGCGGAGGCGAAAGCGAAGGCGGAGGAGGATGCGGCGGCGGAGGCGGAGGCGGAGATGCTCCGCTGCGAGGGTGGCGGCTCCCGCAGCCGCCGCCACGGCTAGACCCTGAGGTCCTTGAGCCCCCGAAAGGGGGCTTTTTTTGGCCTCAGTTCAGGGAACTGGCAAGGAAGGGCTCTAGGTCCCGGGTCAGGCGAAGGCGTCGGAATGGAATAGCCGTTGGCTACGTACCGCTTGCTATCCACAGCGATTAGAGTATAATTGAACTCAGTCGGGGCAATCGCCTAGACGGGGCCCTAGGGCTCAGTTCATTAACAACATAGGGGATTTTGTATCATGGATAAAACCATTGAATTGACTGTATGGGGTGTGTGGGCCGAAAAATTTACAGCCGCTGAATCGGACGTGCGTAAGGTGTCGGTCGGGATAGTTGAGGCGATTAACGCTGAGACTTCCCCATCCGCTAAGTGTGCGGCACGTGAGGCGATTGAAAACCATTGGCTCGCCAAAGGTATGGCTAAAGAGTCTAAGAATAAGGCGTGGGCCCGCTTGATTGAATCGTCATTCAATAGCGGATTGGCGCTTGCGCCTTTCGTCTACCCGATGCCCTCTGAAGGTGTGCGGGCAAAAAAGGCTCGCACGGCGCGGGAGAAAAGTTCGGCGATGGCTGAACTGGACGCGGAAGTGAAGGCGAAACGGACGGCCATCAAGGCGGCGGAAGAGGCGCACAGCAAGGCGTTGGGAGGAGTTCGCAAGATGATCACGGACCGGGCCCGCAATTGCGTGCTGGAAATTGTCCTGCAGCGCGTGCTGGCCGCATTCGACGAACCCGTGACCGTGACGAAGGCGAAGGCAGCGGAGGCAGCGAAGGCAGCGTGGTTAGAGGCAGTGAAGGCAGCGGAAACGGAGGCAGCGGAGGCAGCGGAGGCAGCGAAGGCAGCGAAAACGGAGGCAGCGGAGGCAGCGAAGGCAGCGAAGGCGAAGCCAAAGGCTAAGTAAGACTCGATACTTTGAGCCCCCGAAAGGGGGCTTTTTTTTACCTGCCGTTCTTGGGAACTGGTAAGGAATGGCGCTAGGCGGCGACATGGCGCTGGCCTAGCCGCCGTGCAACGTCGTCGGGCCAAGCGGCCAAGCATACATGGCCTCACAAGTCAACCCCACGCGCACACGGCGACGCAAGGCAACTGCGTCGGGCCACGTGACACAAGTGTGGCAGCGTGCCACGGCTGTGCAGCCCAGCACCACGGAGAGCGCGCAGGAGCGCCGCTACGCAAGGCAACTGCGTCGGGCCAAGCGGCCACGTGACACAGCTGTGGCAGCGTGCCACAGATGTGCAGCCCCTCGTAACCCAGCGTGACGGGGTCCTGACCAGTTTTTTGTCAGAATGGCCGCGCCGCGCGATTTCCCCTATTTGGGGGAGGAAAATCAGGGGGTAATTGTTAACTTTTTGAAAAAAACCTAAATGTTCCATTCCGTGTTCCAAATTTGGAACACGGCCAAGTGGTTGACTTCTATACGTATTTTTTAGAATCGCGGTTTTGGATTGTTAGCTATCGGCCAAAAGGGTCAGGTTGTGCAGTGGGGGGTGCAGGAAAAAGACGAGCAAAATCAACCGTGTCCGTGTTTTGCCTAGAAAGGCAT